TTAATGCCAGATCCATAGGACTTATTCTACCAGTTTGTTTTGCTGTACCTAACAAGTATGCAGCTTCTCTGTATCCTGGTGGTAAGAAAGGTGCAGCTACTCTCATAATACCTGCAATTTCTTTAGGTACTATTTTACTAGCAACTTTTGTAAAAGGTTTAGTTACTTTTTTAGTAATCTTTTTTACAAAACTTCCTAGTCCGTAATTTTGTCTTACATCCATCATATTATTTTTTGTCTGAACCTGCTCCAAGTGGTGGCATGGCTGCTACTTTAATTTTTAATGATCTTGTTACATGTTCTTGTTGAGTATCTGTTTCAGGATTAACAATATCATCTTCTGCTTCTTTATCTGAATTATACTCGTAATTAGTTTGTGTATTTCTTAATACTACTTCTGTTTCACATTTAACAACAGGTACTTTTTTACCATTTATCATTGTGTATGCTACTTCTGCTTCTTCTTTAAATGCCATAATTTAATCCCTGTTTATTTCTAATATTGCACAAGTGCCTTCAAATATATCTGCTGTAGCAGCTTGTAGTTGTAGTTTATCATTCTCTTCTAACACAATTGAGCCATCAGAGATAGACTTAGAATCTCCTGAGTTTATAGTATGTTCAGCAAATTGAAAAGCAGTTGTTGCTGAATTATCATATAAAAAAGCTTTTATTTCAGTGTTTCCACCACCAACATTAGCTGTGTGTATGTTCTGTATTATAGCTCTAGAGTTAGAAGGCACAGTATAAATATCTGTTACATTAGTTGTAGTCAGATCAAAGTTAGCGTTTTTATATATATTTGCCATATTAATTAGATGATTTAAACCAAGTAAATTTTTCTGTTTCTTGTTTTAATTCATTTAAAAATGTAGAATTTAATTGTTCTACAACCAAAGCTATTGCTCTATTAATTTGTTTTTGGTTAGAAAAGTCGTACTCTTCTTTTGGTTCTGGTAATCTTACCACTACTTTAGCCATTATATTTTTCCTTTTAGACTAACTATGCCACCATTAAAATAATTTCTTCTTACTTGACCACCTCTAGCAAAAAAACCTGCTGTGTCATCAGTGGCAAAACCACCTCTTTGACTATCACCTATATCTGAATCACCTTGTCTACTACCACGACCTTCTCCTGCATCTCTTATTTGTTGTTGTTGCCGTTGATATGTGTCTCTAATTCTATCCGCTTCTGCTTGTCTTTCTTTAGCAATTTTTTCTTTAGCAATTTTTTCATTTTTTATTCTTTCCTGTCTCATTTGCTCTATTATTTTTGCAGCTTCAATTGCTTGTTGTTTTTCAATTTCTTTTTCTTTTCTGTAATTGCTAAAAAAATCTATTCCTTTTCTAGCTAAATTAAAAGGTGTTGGTAACATTCCAAGTATTTCCATGATACCTTTTTTTTTACCAAGTGTATCATCAAATCTATACATGTCATCATTTATATCAACTAAATCAGGAGATCTGTCCTCAAACATGTTGCCTCTGTCATTATCATTATCATTATCATTATTAAAATTTAAAGGTAGTAAATTTGGATTATATATACCACTAATATTTGGAGTTTTAGCAACAGGTTGTAGATCTAAATTAAGGGGCGCGTCCTTATAGTAATCTGTATAATCTTTTAATAAATAATCGTCATCAATACCGAAAGTGTTTCTTGCATTAATTAAATCTTCATCCACAACTTGACTTGTGGGTGTTGCTTTTATAAGACTTGCTAAATTAAAATTTATTGCCATTATCTACGTCCATCTGGTTGTATGTCTATTCGTAAAGTGCCAAAACGCCAAGACTCACTAACATCAGTGTTTTCTATCTTAATGTTAACAAATCTTCCTCTGGCTCTAGTATCCTTTTTATCAGTGCTAGAGTTAATTGTAAAGGGACTTAAAGCTGTTGTTGTATCAGACTGTTGAGGGTATCTTTTAACAGCTAGTGTTACTTTAGCGTTTCCTTGTAAATTTTTAAAATCAGGTACGAATCTTCTCATAGCTAAAAATATATCTCCAGAAACACCTTCTGTGCCTTGTTGTCTTGATTGTATGTCAAAATCATATGACTTTACAAACGATGTAACTTTTGTTGTACTACCATCTTGGTTAACCTGATCTGTTCCAACTTCGTGTTCAAAGAATTGACTTTGACCTAAACCTGATTCTCCAACAATTACAGGGAAAGTACCTGTAGCTAAGTTGTTAAATTTAGTAGCTGATGGTTTTGGATATACAGTTGAATCTATCCAAGACGTTCTAGATTCTGTTCCAATATACCAGACACCGCCTTGCATAGGTTGACCATAATTAAATACAACGTATTGATCATTATAATCAGAATTAGTCGATGGGTAATACCAAACTACTTCTGTAAATTGATTATTTAAACCTGCACATATTTGTTGACCTTTAGTTGTATCTGCTTGATCATAAACATAATCTTCAACAGAACATGGTAATGATTTAACTGTACCATCAAACATAAAGAAACCATTAGAACTCATCCAAAAAGCAACACCATCTATTTCAACAGCTGCATTTTTTCCAATTAACCCACAGTTAGTACCGACTTGTTCAAAACCAAATGTAAAAGGTGCGCCAATAAATTTCATAGTGTACAACGCATTATCAGTCCAAACTAAAATAGATTCTTTTGCTTTTAATGAACCTACGATCCGTGTTCCGTCCTGCAGTCTTTGTGATCCAGCTGAATTAATTGCTGTAGGTGCATAATCATTTATATCTTCTTGATCCGAGAATCTTATAAACATATCATCTTGTGTTGTTGTATCTCCAATAGTTGTTTCAGTTCCTAGATGAATTAAGTGACGTGTTGTAGGTGAAACAAGAGTTACTCTTGTTGCAGTCGGGTTAGCTGATGTAGAAAAACCAGATGTAGTTGTTGATGCTCTTGTTGTTAATCTCGTAGTAATACCTGCATTCCATGTAAAAGTTTTTCCATTTGCAATAGTTGCAACTAATACTTGACCAAAATTACTTAGAGACCATAACCCCGGTTCAAGACTAACATCAGATGCCGAAGCTGCGTTTCCAAAACTTGTGAAGTTTGAAGCATTTGTAACTAGTTCACCATTTGAATGAGCTTGACCATTTGAAGTTCCAGTAGTTGCAGTTCCAAAAGCTCCTCTAGTAATACCTGTTAAAGTATTTGTACCTTTACCAGTATAACTAATTAATTCATCTCCTACTAATATAGTTCCAGCTGTTGGAAACCCTGAATTTGATACAACATTAATTACAGTCCCCGATCCACCGGTACCTGCAGTGTCTGCAAGTAAAGCACCATTTAAAGTTGTTAATTGTGCATTAGAAACGGTTCCACCATATTGACCAATACCGAAACCATAACCATAAGATTGTGCAGCAGGACCAACTTTTTCATAAGGTATAACACTACAAGATCCGTTACCTGCTCCGTCTGCAGTTTCTGTTCCAGTTACAACTACAATTTTAGCAGAGTTTACTTTTGTAACTTGAAATAGTTTATCTTCAAAAGCAGCGTTAGTTAAATTTACACCACTAGGAACGTTTACACTATCTAATAAAATAATATCACCTGACTCTAAATTATGGTCAGTTGAAAAAGTTAATATGACTTCTTGTGATCCACTAAAAGAAGACATTACAACACTTGATATTGCAGCTTTAATTGGAGTAATATCGTATAGTTGACCTTCAAAATATATAAGTAAAAATTTATCTGTACCAATTGCAATATATCTATTTCCATCTAAGTCTACAAATGCAAACTGACGTCTTGCGACACCAACAATAGTATCTGTAACAAGTGATGACCAACCACCAACTTTTTCTGGTAGTCCATATCTAAATCTGACATTGTCACAATCTACCCATCTGTTTTCTGCACCAGATGCGGTGTCTTGTTTATCAATTCCTGGTAAGACTTTAAAATCAATTAGAGCCATGGTTCATGCTCCTATATGTTATCTTTATAAATCCAGCCTCTAGTTGCATTAACATACACTAAAGTAAATGCAGATCCATTAACACTTACTACCAAATTTGAAGTACCACCTAAAATATTAGAGCTGTTTCTACCTATTGTTAAATTATTTGATGCAAATGAATTGCCACTATCTATAAAATGCACTTCATTACCAATTGCAGGTGAAGCGGGTAAGTTAATTGTAACTGGTGAACCAATACCTGATCCTGAAGTGTTTACTAAAATTTGATCACCGTTAACTGCTGTGTAAGTAGCTGATGGTGTATAATATCCTTTAGTCTGTAATTTGCCTGTAATATTTGTGCCATCAGAATATAAAACTGTGGTTGAACCTACTGGTAAAACAAGACCTGTTCCTGAAACTGTTTTTACCGTTAATGTATAATTAGATGCTGATCTTGCTGTTGCATCTTCTACAATAAAAACTCTTTCAGCTCCATCAGGCATAGTAACTGTTCTATTAGCAGTTAATGTTCCTGTTAATCTGTAATATAAATTTTTACCATTTGCTGTTGCATGAGTTGCAAGAGATAAAGCAACGTCTCCTGAACCTACTGCAAGTGATAAATAACCACTAGCTGCTTGTTCTAAAATTTGTAAGTTTGTATTAGTAATTGTACCCCATAGACCAGCTTTTTCACCTGTTGTTATGAGTTCTAGTTTTAAATCTGTTGATGTACTTGATGCCATAATTCTCCTATGCGTCTGGGTCTATCGGAACCCAAACTTGATTTACTCCTGGTGGTATTGGGCTCCATGATATCACACTTACTGGGTTAGTTGCAAGGTTTATTTGATTACCAATTACAGGAACTGTTATAGGTAAAGCAACAGTAGTATTACCAACTAAAATATTTAATCTATTTCCTGTTACAGCTACAGTAAAATCCTGTATATAAGGACTCGAAAAAGGTGCTGCTGAAAATGATGTTGATCCAAATAACATAATATATCCTTACGGGGTTTGTATCCTTGTCCAAGTTTGATTTACTCCTGGTAGTATACCATCCCATTTCTTAATGTTAACACTAGATGTTCCAATATTAAATTGATTACCAGAAGGTAAAGCGGTTGCTGCAGCAGTGATTGTTACTGTTCCTGTTGCAAGATTAGATTGTTTTCCTGTAACACTAACCACTGCATTTGCTTTTGCAACTGCATTACCAATTGTTAAATTAGCTCTTGATCCAGTAATAGAGAAGTTTGCATCAGCAGAAATAGTGACATTACCTGTGCCGATATTTGCTTGTGATCCATCTGGTAAAACAACTGCTGCTGCGGTAGTTGTTACATTACCAAGAGATACATTTGATCTGTTTCCAGTAACTGGAACTGTGATGTTAACTTTACTTTGTGCATTACCGATTGATAAATTAACTCTTGATCCCGTAAGAGCAACTAATGCATTTGCAACAATAGTTGGGTTACCAGTTGTAATACTAATTTGATTACCATTTACACTAACATTAGCATCAGCAGTAACAGTTACATTACCTACAGTGAAATTAACTCGTTGTCCTGTAACACCAACATTAGCATCAGCAGTAATACCAACTGTGCCTGTGTTTAAATTAAATCGATTACCTGTAACTGGAACATCTATATTAACTGCAATACTGACTGTTCCTGTGGAGACATTAAACCTGTTTCCTGTTACACCAAAGTTAGCATCAGCTGTAACTCCAACCGTTCCTGTACTAGTATTAATCCTTGATCCATTGACCTCTACATATGCGTATGGAGGAATGCCTTGTGAAGCAAAGGCTGCTTCAGAGAAAGCCGTTGCACCGAAGTACATGGTCTACGCTCCTGATTTCGGATATTTAGTTTTAGTAGCTGTTCGTTTAGCTTGTAATTCTGTAAGTGTATCGCCACCATCTAATAGCGCGTGGATACAATCGTCTATTGTTGGGTATTCTGCTTGTCTATTTCTTTTCCATTCTTCAGCATCATACTCTGCTTGTACCTCTGCCATTTTAGCTTCTATGTCAGCTTTAGGAATAGGTGTTGTTCCATTGTGCCATTCAATGGAATTAATATCTTCTTTATTAACAGATACTTCTGCATTTGGATTTATTTTTAATATTGCATCTATAATTCTTACCATTATGCTCCTATTTCTCTTGCTATAATTACTGATGTTGAATTGTTCCAATTCACATATAAAGCACCTGTTCCACCGCCTCTTTTATAATATGATGTATAGGTAATTGCTGAAGTTGAATTTGGAGAATCTAAATATTGACCAAATAATGGATAACTATAACCACCAGCGCCAACTACTCTTATTTGACCTAAACCAGCAGCAGTAACTACATTAGTTGAATCTCTATATAAAGTATGAATAAAATATGTATTTGCATCTTCTATTAAATAATCACTTCCATAAGTAATTAAAATCTTACTTGAAGTAGAACTTGGAGTAATTGAAACAGTAGTTTGACTTGATGTAAAACTTGTTGAACTCATATTTCTTTCTGATGATTTAGTTCCTTGAACAACTTGCAAAACCTTACCACCTACACCAGCTGGTAAAGCAGTTACTGCTCCTAAAGATGCGTTAGCAATATTACCTTGTGGTATAGTGCCTGTTATTGCATTTGCTCCGCCTAGTCTAGTTATCGCCATAATTTATCCTATCA